CAGCGATGAGGCGGTGACGCCGGCCGGAACGCTCTCGGGCAACACGCTTGCAGCCGGCGTCACCGCCTCATCGCTGACCTCGCTCGGCACGATTGCGAGCCTGACCGCGACGGCCGGCACCGTTGCCAACGCTCCGAGCGGTTCAACCGACATCGCGAACAAGCTTTACGTGGACACCGTCGCGCAAGGACTCGACGCAAAAGCTTCATGCGTCGCAGCCACGACGGCGGACATTACGCTGAGCGGAGCGCAGACAATCGACGGCGTGAGCATCGTCGCGGGCAATCGCGTGCTGGTGAAGAATCAGACGATGAGCCAGAACAACGGCATCTATCTCTGCGCCTCGGGATCGTGGACGCGCACGACCGACGCGAACACGTGGGACGCTCTGACCTCGGCTTTCACGTTTATCGAGCAGGGCACGACGAACGCCGATTGCGGTTTCGTTTGCACAGCGAACGCAGGCGGCACGCTCGGCACGACCGCTCTGCCGTGGTCGCAGTTCTCGGGCGCAGGCACGTTCACCGCCGGCACCGGGCTGACGCTCACCGGCTCGGTCTTTTCGCTGACCTCGCCGGTCGCAGTGGCCAACGGCGGCACCGGGCTGACGAGTCTCGGCTCGGGCATTGCGACGTTCCTCGGGACGCCATCGAGCGCGAATCTCGCGGCGGCGGTCAGCGACGAAACGGGAAGTGGTGCGCTGGTGTTTGCATCCAGTCCAACCCTCGTGACGCCGACTCTCGGCGCGGCGACCGCCACCTCTCTAAACGGCGTCACCCTCACGGGCACGAGCACGCCAGCGCTTTCAGTCACCGGCACGGCGTCGGTCAGCGGCAGCAACACCGGCGATCAGACGACGATTACGGGCAATGCTGGGACCGCGACGATCTTGCAGACCGCGCGCAACATCAACGGCGTGAGCTTCAACGGTTCGGCTGATATTACGGTCACCGCAGCGGCTGGAACCCTGACGGGCGCAACCCTCGCGGCTGGCGTTACGGCGTCCTCGCTGACATCGCTTGGCACCATTACGAGTCTGACGGCAACGGCGTTAACGGTAAACGACAACACGACCCTCGGCTCCAGCAACTCGGACACGGTTGTCTTCAACGCTCGCGTGGCGAGCTCCATCGACCCAGCAACTGACAACCAGTACGACCTTGGAAGAACAGGGCATGAGTGGCGCGACCTACACATCGACGGCACGGCCAACATTGACTCGCTCGTGGCGGACACGGCGGACATCAACGGCGGGACGATTGACGGGACGGCCATCGGAGCCACGACGCCGAGCACGGTGGCGGCTACGACAATCACCGCCCAAAACGCATCTTTTCAAATCGTCGCGCAAACGAGCGGATCGACGCGCATGACGCTTGACCACAACGGCACTAATGGCCGGGTCGGCACACTCGACGCACAGGACGTGTATATCGTGCGGGCCAACGTGCCCGTCGCGGTGTTCGGTTCCACCGGCCTAAACTCCACGGCCATCGGAGCGACAGCGGCATCCACGGGCGCGTTTACGACGGTGAGCGCGACGGGAAACCTGACATTAAGCGCGGCAAACCCGTCGCTAATTGGCGGCACCAACGCAGGGTCAGTTTCGATTCAAAACCCAGACGCGGGAGCATACATAAGCATTTACGGTTCGACGCACGCGACAAAGGCCAACAAAATTGAGATTGTCGGAACAGGCGGAGTTACGCTGACAAACGGCCTCGCCGTGACCGGGGCGTTGTCGAGCACGGGTGTAATTTCCAGCGGCACATACCAAGACGATCCGAACACTGGCACGACTGACAGCGTTTCGATTAACAATGCGGGGTGGAGTTTTTGGAGCCGTGGCGGCGTCCCGTCCCTTTTTGTCCGCCGACGCACTTCCGATGGGGCGATTGCTCAATTTTACCGTGACACCACTCAGGTAGGCAGCATCTCCGTCACGACCACCGCGACGGCTTACAATACGTCGTCAGACGCCCGCTTAAAAACTAACGTGCGAGCACTCACCGGCAGCGGCGCAATCATCGATGCTCTCAAGCCTTCCGTTTTCGATTGGAAAACCGGCCAGAAAAACAGTTTCGGCTTTATCGCGCAGGAGACATTTGAGGTTTTCCCTTCGGCTGTGACGAAAGGCGACGACAATCCTGATCTCATCGAGCAACAATGGGCAATGGACGCCGGAAAGTTCATGCCGATCGCCATTGCCGAACTCAAGTCCCTCCGCGCCCGCGTCGCCGCTTTAGAATCCAAATAACATGACCACCGAACAAGCACTCCAGAACCTCTACGCAGCCGCCCGCCAAGCGCCCTTAAAGGCCGACGACCATGATCTTGTCCGCAAGTGCGCGGAAGCCATTGCCGAGGCGTTAAAGCCCAAGGAACCGAAAGCCGAGTAACATGGCAGGAACCTCCGACACGAATTGGCGCAGCTACGTTGGGCCACAGGACAACGGGCTGACGGTGAACGCGGCTGAGTGGCAGGCTCCGCTTGACCCCGAGAACTACGACGATCTTTTCAAGTGCTCAAACGTGAGCAACCTAACGGCCACTGGATTGACTATCCCCGCCAGCCGTGAGGATTCGATTGATTGTGTGCGCGGTAGCAATTACCTGATTCAGTCCTGCACGATTCAAGGCTCGGTCACGGTCAAAGGCGCGATTGAGGGATTTGAACTCAATAACTGCGTCATTTCGGGCACCGTCGAGTTGGGGCAATACGACAACTACTGGGTCAAGGGCCGCGCTCCGACGCGCTATGTCCGACTCGTCAACTGTTGCTCACCGGATGGTTCACCCATTCGCGTCAAGCTCTGGGACGCCGAGATAGCGCTCATCGCAGGAACGAGCGTGAAGATTACGCGCATCCCAAAATGGATTTGGCTCCCGTATTTCTTGTTCCGCCGTTTGACGAATCCGAAGAAGGTATAACCCATGCTCGATCTCCTCACCAACGCACTAGGCGGCGGCGCACTCGGTGTCCTGCTCAGAATCGGCAACGGGTTTTTCGAGAACTTCAAGGCCGGGCAGGACCACAAGCGAAAGCTCGAAGAGGCAAAGGCAATGGCCGAGATCGCAAGCGACAAAGCAAAGTGGGATGCGTTCACCGCGAGCCAACAGGCGGCCACTCCTCCGGCCAACACTTCGGCATGGGCAGCAAATTTGATAACGCTGTTTCGCCCACTCATCACGCTGCTCCTCTTGGTTCTGGTGACGATTGTCTTCTTCCGCGTCACCGAACTTGAGCAAGCCGAGATGATCGACGAGATTCAGTTCTGCGCCTTCAACTGCATCGGGTGGTGGTTCGGAGATCGCATGAGCCGCAAAAAATGAACGACCACAAAGACCTCATGGAAGTCGCCAAGCTCTGGAAAGAAACCGGCTGGCTGACTGCGGTGATTGGCGGCGCCGGCATGGTTGCGCGGCTCTTGGCCAACCCGATCCAAGGCACGATCTGGGACAGCGTGCGGCGCGTCATCATGGCGGCCATCGTCTCGACGCTCGCATGGTTTATCGTTGAGCAGATCGAAGTCAGCTCACTTGTGAAGGCCGTCACCTACGGCGTCGCCGGATTGCTCGCACCCGAGATCATCGACGGCATCACGACGCTGGCAAAAAAGTATTCCAAGAATCCGGGCAGGTTCCTGAAGAAATGAGCCCGAAGGTCATCACCGCTGCGCTCGCCGCGGTCGTCGTTTGTTTCGCAGGCGTCGGAGTGGTCACCGTGAAATCGGTCTCGGAGCACATCGCGGCGAGCGACAAAGAATTTGCGATGACGAGCAACGTGCTCAGTCCGCTTTTCGACATTTACGGGCTGGCTATCGTGGACGGTCAGGCAAAGGCAAGCAAGGGACTGATCAACGCCAAAGAGTTTTGCGACTCGCTGGCGAAGCTCCAAGCCGAGGCCGAGCGATTGCTCGCAGAATTTGGCAACCCGGCGGAACTCGTGGCGCAGCACAAACTCGTTGCAGCCTACCTCAAGAAAGCGCGTTCAGCCTGCGACGCCGGGCAAATTGAAACGCTCAACTCGCCGGCCATGACTGCCGAACTTTACGCGGTTATCGAACCGATGACGGCGCTAATCAACGAGGCGCTGCATGAAGAGCTGACGATTTCGCGCACGCACAAGGACGCCGCAGACCGGGCGCTTCTCACGTTTGAACGGTTCGCGAGCGTCGCGGCCGGGCTTGGAATGGTCTTTGCCGTCGCACCGTGGATCGGGGCGAAGAAGAAGCCGGTCGTGGCAATCGCTCCAAAGGGTCGGAAAAAGAAGACAAAGCGCTGATCGGTTTTGACGGCCATCGCTTAGGCGATGGAACCCGTCATTACTTTCTCAGCCTCCGCCGGCGTCATCGATGCCGAAGCCGGCATCATTCGCGGCGTCTCGCTGATCACGAAAGGGCCGGCGCTCGGGCACGGCGTGATGATTGACGACAAGACGCTGGAGCAGGTGAAAGCGGCCGCCGAAGAATACACCGGCGGGCTGAAAGTCGTTTTGAATCACAGCGGCGGCGCAGGAGACATCGTCGGCTTTATCGACACGATGCGCATCAGCGGCGACAAACTTCTTGGCGATCTGCATTTGCTCAAGACTTCGCCGCATCGGGAATACATTCTGGAGATTGCCGAGCGCATCCCGGATACGTTCGGGCTTTCAATCGCGTTCTCCGGTCCGTCCGAGAAGAGCGCCGATAAGCTCACCACTTTGCAACGGTGCTCAGAAATTTTCAGCGTGGATATTGTAGGCACACCTGCCGCAAATCCTAGCGGATTTTTTGCGCGCAAACTCAAACAATTTGAGAGCGACGCCAGCGAGTCGCCGGAAGCAGAAATCAAAATCGAAATTCCTATGAACGACGAAATGAAGAAAGCCATCGAAGGCATGATTCAATCTGCCATGATGGGCATGAATGATAAGATCGCGAAGCTCGAAAGCGCTCTCGCTCCGAAAGAAGACAAGCCCGCTATGATGAGCGCGCAAAACGAAGTCGTGCAACTCGCTGCCAACACCGCGGCGCTCGCTGCCGTCAAAGAATTTGCCAAGAGCTTCGGTGCGCCAGCCGCCCCGATTGCCTCGGCTGAAGCAGTCAAACCAGTCGTGCAGGTCCAGAAGTTCGAGGACGTAGTCGCAGCCAAAGCCACCGAGCTCAAGGGCGACAAATCCTCGGCCATCACCTTCGCGATCAAAAACCATGCTGACCTTTACGCTGCGTATCGCGCGCGCGTTCAAGGCGGCGAACTCGTCAAACTCTAATACCCAACTACAATGGCAACTTCATACCAAAACAGCGGCTCGTTTGTCGCGAACGCGGCTATCACCGCCTTCCGCCTCGTGTCGATTTCCAGCAACCGCGGCGTCGGTCTTTCCGCCACCGCTTCCCTGCCTGACGGCGTGGCTACGATTGACGCTGCAAGCGGCGACCTCGTCACCGTTCAGTTCCTCGGCGGCAACACGGTCAAAGCCACCCTGCTCGCAGGGCCGGTCACCGTAGGTGACACCTTGTTCACGACTGCAAACGGCACCGTCGCCATCACCGGCACGATCACCGTGGGCAAGTCGCTTTCCACCGCCTCTGACGCTTCGGCCATCATCGAGATGCTGCCGAAGAATCTCTAACCCTTAAAAAATAAATTACCATGTATAGCAATTCAGCAGCAATCTTCCGTGGCGACATCGCCGGCGTAGTTGAGCAGGCAAAAGACTTCGAGGCCGGACTGATCGGCACCGCAGTCATGCCAATCCTCGACGTGCCAGTGCGCGCCGGCCAATACCCATCGTTCGTTCTCAAAGAGGGCCAACTCCTCAAGAGCGACATGAAGACCCGTTCGCCATACAGTGCTTACGCTCGTGGCACCCGCGCCTTCGTTCAAGACACCTACACGGCTCTCGAATACGGTTACGAAGAGGCAGTGGACGATACCGTCACCCTCGACGTTGCCCGCTTCTTCGACGCCGAAGTCATCGCCGCCAAACTCGCCAAGCGCAAACTTCTGCTCGCGCACGAGCTTCGCGTCGCTGCCAAAATCTTCGACAGCGGCACGTTCACGGCGACCAACTCGGGCACCGCCTACACGACCGCCAATCTGGCGACCTTCGATGTCGGCGCTGACGTTCAAGAAGCTCTCGACCGTTTGCTTTCCAAGGGAGAATCGACCACGAACACCAAGGTCGTGATTCCTTACCCGGTCTGGACCCGCATCCGCGCCAGCACAAAATTCCAGAACCGCCTTCGCGGCACCGGTCTTTCGACTGACACGATCCTGAACGCCAGCACCCAAGCGGCCGCCGAAGTCTTCGGCGTCGCCGAGGTTCTGATCGGTCGCGCTTCCTACGACCAAGCACCCGAGGGCGTTGCCTTCTCCGCTGCAAATGCGTGGGCCAACACCTTCATCTGGGTCGGCTCGGTTACGCAGGCCGGAGCCGGCTACTTCGGCGGCGGCGCTGGATTCACCCTGAACTGGTCCGAATATGGTCCAGCAATCGGCGTCTCGACCTATCGCGAAGAGGCGATCAAGTCGAACATCGTCCGCGCCTC